CTTGTCGGCCCTAGGGCCGGCATCCTTGTCCACAACTAATGAGGTATGCGTATGTCACGTTTCACTATTGCAGAGTCTCGGTTTCTCGTTCAGTCCCTACCCTCGCTTCGTGCGATGGTGTTAGGATGGTCCGGTTGGCCGAGCCTCAAGGTAGCTCTCCGCAAGGAGAACCGCTTTGAGCTTCTACGGTTAGTGAGTGTGGCATATACACAGCTTGGATTCGAAGCTTTGCTAGAATCCGGCAGCAAAAAGGTTTCCGAGACTTGCTCCCACATGCGTGGGAGTGCTCGGGGATTTTTTGCTCTTCATCAAACTGTGGGTTTAGGATACAGTGAGGGGTTGGGACTCTGTGCTATGGAGCGGATAACCGTTTCAAATAGTACTTCGGACCTTCCCTTCACTGATTGACCCTTACGGGTCTCTTCCACCCGTTACCGGGTGCGGCGAGGAGAGTATACCATGACAAGCGTTGTTGAAACACGTCGAGAGAACAGCAATTGGTCCTATGTCAATCGCGTAGTAGGTAAGTCGCATCCCAACCAGACGTCTACTTCGACGACGAAAGGGACCCTTGGGTCCGTTACGACCGTCGAAAAGGACATCACGGCTGGGCGTGGCTGGCGTACTATGATCGCACAAGGGATCAACTGCTCGACTCCTTTATATGTTTCTTCACAGAGGCGGGCCCTTACTAACGGATTCGCTTTTGGCGAACGGAAGTATTTGCCAGCCCCTCACACCGATTGGACGTGGTATTTTCGCTCCGGATACTTACTTGGCAATTATGGATTCCCTTCCATAGTTGGAGTGAGTACGTCGCAAACCGAGAGCCGTGCAATCAGCAATTACTATCAAGCGCTCGCCTCCGCCCATACCAAGTTCAAGGGTATGGTAACTGGAGGTGAGTTGCGCGAGACGTTTAATATGCTGAAGTCGCCCTTCTCCTCCCTTAAAGGCTACGTCGGGTCTTATCTTCGTTCTGTTAACAAGAGAACGAAAGGATACCGAGGTCGCAACCGCAAGGAAGTAGCGAAAGCTATGGGAGTCGTTGGTGACACCTGGTTAGAGTACTCGTTTGGTCTCCGACCTCTTATCTCTGATTGTGACAATGCAGTTGATGCGTTCTTCGATTCCAATGCCGTGCGCCCTCTCTTTGAGATGGTTCGCGGATATGGTTACGACAGTACGTCTCTCCAGCAGTATAACAAACAGTTTGTGGAGAATTGGAACATCATTCGAGTAGTGGCTTCAGGCGGTGATCAAACTGATATCCAGGCCAAGATCTATGGCATCTGCCATCTTCAAGGCGACGGATACGGTAATCTTCACCGCTATGGAGTTTCACCTTGGGAGTTTGTCCCCACTCTGTGGGAACTTATTCCTTACTCTTTCCTCGTTGACTATTTTACTAATATTGGTAAAATACTTGAGTCATGGGCTTATCGCTCTCTCAGCACTGGCGCCACCACTATGACTACTACCGTCCGCGGTATCCGTACCGTTGACGGGGCAATCGAGTGCTCTGGCTCCTTGAGTGCTGGATATGTGATGCAAGCCTATGGTTCGGGAGGCTCTTACAAAGCTGATGTATTTAGCATTAGCCGCCGTGCCGTTGGCTCAGCACCCTCTCCGTCTTTGACGTTGAAGGTACCGGGCAATTGGTCGCAGTGGGTAAACCTCACTGCCTTGGCGGCGACAGCCAAGTCCATTAGCAAACGAATTGCTGGGGCCTAAGGCACCCTAGCAGTTTCCCTTCCATTCACGTACTTAGAGGTACACCATGCCCTTTTCACCTGATCTTACAACTACCGGAAGCACTCAGACGGGCTTAACTTCGCCTACGTATACTTACGTAACGGATTTTGCCCCTGATACGCGATCCAAGCAGTGGGTGGTTTCCGCCCTTGGCGGAACCCAGACCAATGTGCGGGCGCACGGTGCGGGCGATCCGTTTTCGGTTTTGATTCGTCGCGAGCCTTACAAGGCCCGCCCGTCTCCTAACCCGATAAACGGGGCTTACCCAAACGTGCCTCTGAACAGGACTGAGATTCTTCAACGGAAGGGTGTTTATATCGATTCTTCCAATACTGTTCGTGTCATGAATCTTCGGCTCATCGCCGAGATTCCTGCCGGGGCAGAATTGGTTGACGCGATCAACATCCGTGCCGCGGTAAGCAACATGCTCGGTCTCCTTGCAGAGGAGTCCGATGACTATGGGCATACCCTCGTCACCGGCATCATTTCGTAAGAAATGGTGCCGTTTCTTGTACACTGTCTTCCGAGACTTGTGTACTTTCTACCTCATTATGAAGCATCCAGAAGTGGCTGCCTATATGGGGTTCAGTTGAAGTTTCACATCTTCCTGTGAGGCATTTATGGGCATTCGCCCTCATGCTCTTTATACAGAACTGCGCGCAGATATCCACGACCAGCTGCCCCACGTACTCAAGTCTTATGACAAAGGGTATGTGGACTGGCCAGGGATCACCTTTCGGGAGCGAGCTGCTACCTCTATTCTTGCTAGCTTCATGAAGAAATATGAAGCGAAGCAAGGTGAAGAGCAACAGCAGCGAGCCCTCGATAAATTCTTGCAGGTAAACTCTGCCTGCGAGAATTGGGTGAGCAGGTTGGATGAAAGGCCTTACGATGACTTACTGCTAGGTGAGTTTAAAGACTTCATCTATAAGTTTTGGCATCGGGGCTTACATCCTATCGTTACCCACGAATTTGACGTCCTCAAACGAGGCGCGTTTGGTCCGGGGGCGGCGATTGGGTCCCCTGGAGGAGACTTCTATACGAAGTTTTTCTCCAGTCGACTCTCCTGTACTTCTGCTTCCTTATACTTTTGGTATAAGCGCTATATCCGGCATTTCCCTGAATGGGCTAATTCCGAGTTAACTCGGGTAGCTTCACATGGCGAACCGGAGATAGTGGCAGGGAATCGTTTGAGCTTTGTACCGAAGAACGACGAAATCTCTCGGACAATATGTACCGAGCCCCTCCTGAACATGTTTTATCAGTTGGGCCTAGGGAATATATTGTCCTCTCGGCTGAAGGATCTCTGGGGTATTAACCTGGAGACTCAGCAGTTCAAGAATAGAGAGCTTGCGCGAAAAGGTAGCCTGTTTGAGTCTTTTTCTACAATTGACTTGAGTAGTGCTTCCGATTCGATCTCGATAGCGATGCTCCGTAAGTACCTACCTGCCAGCTTCTTAGGTTGGCTCGAAAAGTACCGGAGTACGCACTCGAGACTCCCTGATGGGACGCTAGTCCGTTTAGGGATGATATCTACGATGGGAAACGGTTTTACATTCCCGTTGCAGACCATCCTTTTTACGGCTATCGTATTATCGGCCTTCAAGGTATCCGGGATGGTACCCGCTTACCCGCGAGGAAATAGTGAGGGGAACTTCGGTGTAAATGGAGATGATATCGTTGTACCGACTGCGATTTCGCAGAAAGTGCTTCGACTTCTCCATTTGTTAGGATTTTCCCCAAACCCCGATAAGACCTTTGTAGAAGGTCCGTTCCGCGAGTCCTGTGGTGGTGACTACTTCAAAGGTAGAAACCTGCGTGGAGTCTATGTGAAAAGACTCAGCGCGCCGCAAGACTTGTACTCTGTAATAAACCAGCTTAGCCTGTTCTCAACAAGGACAGGTATCAGACTCTCGCGCTGCACACAGGCGCTACTTAAAAACGTAGCATTCCTACCTGTGCCGCTTTGGGAGAATGACGATGCTGGAGTCAAGGTTCCCTTCAGCGTTCTAGCATCATTGCATAGGGGGCGTAAGGACACAAATGGTAGTATTATCTACCAGGCGTGGACCCCAAACCCACCTCCAGTGATGAGGATCGCTGACCGAATCTATGTTCCTCCAGGATTTAAGCCGAGATCTTTTAACCCTAGCGGGTTATTGATCTCAATATTGCAGGGATCGGTTAACTCTGACGGCATACCTCTTCTTCCGAAGAAGGTACGCTATAAGAGAAGGCGCCGTATTGCCGCCAACTGGGATAAGTGCTCGCTTTTTATGCCAGCCCTTGAACCTTTTGACGGTAATTCGGAGACGATTCGGCTCTTTACGAGCCGGCTCGAAGGATGGCGGTTAGAAACCGCCACCTATCTTAATCTTTTCGGATAAAGATAGGTCCTGAGGGGGG